TTAGTTTTCTAATTTCATAAACAACTGGATCTACTGTAAAGATGTTGGAAGAAGCAAGTTCAATATATGATTCTATTAGTGTATCTGTTACTTTAACGTCTTGATATTCTTTGATAATATTCGCTACCTTGATATCGGAAAGTTCTTCGTATGTCTCTTCCGATATCTTATCGTTTAGTTTTGCAGAATATGATTGTGTTTTAATATATTTTTTTGCTTCTTCCAAACTCTCAAACTGTGTCAGTTCTCCATCAATTGAAATACCATCTTCAGTTACTTCAATTAAATGACCAAAAGACCTAACGCTTTCTTGAACATTAGGTTTTAGTGACTTAGAGAATTGATTAAAAAACATTAATCCATCTTCCTAACTTCATCGTGCATATGAACATTATGTCCATTTTGAACACTATGGTCTTCACCAGACTTGTGGAAATGATCTGCAACAGCTTTAGCATGTGTGTCAGGAATACCATGACTAAAATTATGAACTCGTTTTGTTATTTCTTTGTGGGATAAATTATCTGGGGTTTCATGTTTATCGTTATAAGGAAGGTGCCAATCATGACTTTTACCATTCGCCCCTTTAACAGTTCCAGACATTTTATGTGTATATTCTTCAGTTATTTCTACTCCTTCAGCTTGCTCAGCTTCTTCCTGTGGAGCTGCGAACATACTTTGTGCAACTTGTGTACGCATATCATCTATTCTTGCAGAAATTCTTTCTGCCATTGCAGCATTAAATGATGATTCAATACCACTAGCGTCACCAGCTGCCAAGGCATCAATTAAATCTTTGGTTGTCATTATTTGTTCTCCTTTTGAGTTTTCTGAGGCGACTGTGGTGGAGCAGCTTCTTCTGTATCTTGCGGAGCAAACTGTTTCAGATAAGTTTGCTGAGCTGTTTGGGTGATACCAGAAACCGTACCATCAAAATCTGCTTTATGCATTTGATTAACCAAATCGTTTTGCATTTGTTTATCCATATTCTTAATATCTTCTTCAGACTGTTGAAGCACATTTTTACGTACCCAATCTGACGAGTAATATCTTCCAACATAAGGATCTAATTGCTGCAACATAGTTATACGCTGTAACAATATTTCATTATCTTTTAATTCGCTAAAGTGATTGTCATTATCATACACGAATCTAAAACCTTCGCGCATATTATCCCACTCATCAGCACGGATAATTCCTTTAACAATCAACTGAACACGTAATGCTTCTAAAAATAAAATAGAAAATCTATTACGAAGTCTCTTTACGAATTTAGAAAACTTAATCTCGTCTCTAGTTATCTCAGTAGAACGACCCAGACTAAATCCCGTAGATGGTTGCAAACGAGAGAGTGGTACGTTCAATGCTTGAAACAACTTTTGTTGGAAGTACTGAATGTCTTGGATTTCGCCAAGATTTTGACCACCTTGTAATGTAGTGATCTCAGTGCCCTTGCCACCTTCACGACGTGGCATCCAAAAATCTTCCATCATAGAAAGATGCTTACGGTCATCACGGACTTCGCCAGTGGTTGCATCGTAAACAACTTTATTTCTAAACTTGTTCATAATCTGGTTAACGTATTCTTCTGCTTTAAGTTTTGGCAGATTACCAACGTCAACATAAAACACTCTACGCTCTGGTGCTCTAGAGATTCTATAGATTACAGAAGCATCTTCAATCATCTTCAACTGGTTAACTGGTTTGATTGCTTTGTGTAAATGCGAAAGCATCATACCAGTATTTGCATCTAGCATACCAGATGGAGCATAAACAATTGAATCAATAGAGAGTTTTACACCTTGTGTTGTTTGTTCTGTAATTCCTTTATCATTATAAAGATAATATTCATCAATTTCTTTAATTACATCAACACCTTTTGGAGTGCGCTCTTTTTTGATATTCTTTATACGACGAATCTTGCGAGGATCAACGTATCTTAACTCAACAATCCCCTGCTTAATATTATTTTCGTCAAGTAAAATGTGATAATAAACACGACCATCAATATACCAAGAGCGGAATATATCATGTCCTCTTTCACTAAACTTTAACAGTCGTAAAACTTCTTTAAATTCTTCCTGTATTTTATCTTTAATACTGGCAGAAAGTTTTACTTTTTCTAAATCTAATTCAACACAGTCTTCTTCAGAAACTAATGTTTCATTGACAATGTCATCAATCGCTGAATCTGTATCTGCATACTGAGCAATTTCGCGGTATCTTCTGATGAGGTCATTTTCGTTTTTAACGACACCCTCAACATCCATAACCATACCATAATATGCAGCTGCTGAATTAACAACTGTCGATCCATCATCAGAAGATGGCGTAACAACACTTGCCATCTTTTCTGATGAATCTTTACGTTTTATTTCAAACCCAAAAATTTGCATAATTTAAAAATTAAAAAGTTAATTAAATTGGAAGCGGGAAGCTGCCGATTGGTGTGTTGACTCCCACGCTAACTCCAAAACTAGAACCACCTGCGCCAGTATTAGACGTAAAGTAGTTGTAGACGAATTCTACATCAAACGACTCTATTTGATTCTGCTGGTCAAAGTCCAAAGCAATCGGACCAATATTAACTGGCATTGCATCAACAAACTTATACGATTTAATAATAGCGCCACCTCTATCTAGCTGGTGTACATTTAGATCAACTTGATAAGAAGTTGGACTTGTACGACCATCAGTGGTACTATAATTTTGAATACCAGTTTGCCAAATCTCAAGAGCATTTCTAATGTTGAAAGTTGTGTCGTTGTAAATCGAAACAGTCCATGGCTGGAACGAACGCTCGCCTGCAAAGTTTACTGGGCGTCCACGATACAGAACCGTAATTGGCTCGATCGTAGATGCTGGTAGCTGTGCCGATCTGCATAGAAACTGTGCTCTTTGTCCAGCAACAACTCCCAGTGGTACGTAGGTTGGGAATGTTAACTCAACGCGAAATTGATTAGGGCGAGCACCGCCACCAATCATTTGCGATTTAAAATCAGCAATATTTGCCATTTAATTCTCCTTAGTTCTTAACTATTTATTACGCTATTATTAGCCGCCAATTTCATTGAAATTAACAGAGGTACGAGCAGCGATAAAGTTTAGAGTAATAAAGTTTATTGAGCGTGCTGGCTTAATGAAGATGTCGCCAATAAATTCGTTGCGATCAATAACTTCACCAGTGTTGTTAGTTGCGTCGCACTTAACTAAGAAGTCAGTAATACCACGACGACCTTGAACATCACGCAGGAATGGCTCAACTAAGTTCTTAAACTGTGCGCGAGTAAACTCATCGTTAAACTCAAACAACTGGAATTTAGATGCAGTTGCAATCGCTTTTTCCAAAACGATAAACAAACGACGCACGTTGATGCGGTCAAATGCGCTTGGTTTAGCCAGAAGAGTTTTATCTCCAAACAGAACAGTTCCCTGTCCTGGGAAAGAAACTACTGGATTAATACCAGACTTGTAGAGATTATCGCGCTGTGTTTTATTTGGATTAAATGCAAGTTTAACTACGTTCTTAATCTGTCCACGGTTTAGTCCAGCTGGTGAGAACCAAGGATCATTGGTGTAGTCTGTACGAGCACATGTTCCAGCTGTATCACCGTTTAATGGAACATAGCGATATTTGTCGTTGTAGCGATCGTATTGATATTTGTAGCCAGAATCAAGAACAGCATAAGAAGTGCTTGGAAGAGCATCGCGATATGTTATGGCTTTTGTTACTGCTGAAGTGTCAGAAGAAAGGATAACAGCTCCTTCGGCATCAGCAATAGAAGCAAACACAACGCAGTCTTTACGAATCTCAGCTACGTTATTAATTACGTAAGTTGCTACTGTAGAATTAGCAGCGCCAAGTGGCAGAAGGCTAATATCGTACTGGCTGTCATCAGCAAAAACAACCCAAGCTGTTTGCATTTCTCCGTCAGTAGCTGTTAGATCGTCAGCACCACCTGTCAAAGAACGTGTAACTGCTGATGTCAGATTGTTAAATGTGGTTGTTAAAGTGCTACCCCAGTTTGTACCACCAACGATAGTTGTATGGTCCATCCAGTAAATGTATTTTGAACGAGTATTAATAGCATCTTTATAATAGTTATTAGATCCATCAAAAGTTGTAGAATTAGATGCCTTTGAGAGGAAAGAAAACTTCTCGAGGATTGTTCCAGCAGTTCCAGTCCAAAGACCATCTTCATCAACGATAATTACATGGAGTTCATCGTTCGCGCCACCTACAGAGGCAGCTTGCGAAGAAGTTCCTGGATCGTTCTCAAACTGATCTGCATAAGTCCAGTTTGTAAAAGAACCTGCGTCAGCCATCGAAACCTTAAGAGAATTTCCAAGAGATCCTGGGCAACGAGCTGCCCACTCACCAACGGAACCCTGTCCGTTAGCATATGATGTTAGATATTCTGCGTTATTTTTGATTTTAACTGAAGCGCCAGAAGATACTGCGTTTGTGGCAGCGGTATCGGCACGGCAAACTAACAGGTTATTTGTATAACTCAGGAAGTTTGCGGCAGTAAAAAATGAGTAGAAATTGGAATCGGTTGGTTTACCGAATACACTTACGAGTTCGTTTTCAGACGTGATTGTGATTGGTTCTAAGACAGGTCCCCACTGGAATACGCCAGCAAAGGCACCAGTAGAACTAGAAACAGCAGGAACGATAGATGTAAAATCTTTCTCTACGACCGCAACACCTGGACTAAGTTGGAAAGGCATTGTAATTCTCCTTAATTACATTGTTATATGTTTGCTACTTGAGCAACTACCTGTATATTTATTACAATTGAAATTTCAAAAATTCAATGGGTTTCCATCGTCATCCCGACCATCATTCTGGAAACCAAACGGAGTCAGCTCATCTTCAATGGCTTGAATCCTCTGTTTATACATTAGCTCGCGTAGGTTTATATTATTCAAATCTTTAAAGTATGGGCTTGCAGTCAGCCACGAAAACAGCACTAAAGTCATAACTAGATCGTCATTGTAGCCATCGTCTGCAGCGTAGCTACCTTTACTCTCGATAAATGTGGAAATCTCAGATATTACATCAGCATCAAATATAAGGAGCTTTTTCTCCTCGACCAAAGACTTAAAGTTGTGACAGCCAGTCCTTTTGACCTTCTTATCGGTTACCACTCCCAGCTGCGTTTTTCCACCACCAAATCCTCCAGAAACAACCTGCCCTGTTGCAGATCTGTTTACAAAAAGGATATTCTCATATTCTAATTCAGAGTGTAAAATCATTGGAACCTGGTCGCTGTAGTTTAGTTCTACAAGGACATAGGCTTCGTTGTATTCTTTTGCGACTTTATGTATTACGTTTGGATATAACAGAACACTTATATCGTTATTTCTATATTTTGCTACCAATTTATATGGTGCCGCAGTTATATCTATAACAGTAAATGCCGAGTAGTCTTGCCCTACACCCTCAGCAGTGTCAGCCACCAGAACGTAGGTATGTTTTGGCTCTGGTGCTTCGTATACATCCAAACCTTCTTTGGAAAGTACTGGGCTATTAAACGACATTTGAGCAATAGTATCAGCACTGATTAAGGTTAAACTAGATCCAAGGAAGTTACAGAGAACCTCTTGGTTAAACTTAACCTCACCGAGAGTCGCCTTTTGCTCAGCTGCCCACTTCTCATCGCGACCTGGTATTTTCCAGTAAGGAATAAACAGAGTAACGAAACCATTCCTTCCTCGCTCGGCATCATTCCAAAATTTCCAAAAATGATTATATCCGTAGGGAGTACTACTTAAAAGAATCTTTGTTGTTTGACCAGCAGAAATCGTAGGATAAACCGACGTAAAGAATTCCTCAGCTACCGTGTTTGGAATAATCGCAGCCTCGTCAACATACAGTAAATTTACGGATTTACCTCGAATACCAGAACGACCAGTCGCAGCTGTAAATACCTTTGATCCGTTTTCTAATTCAATATCACCTTTGTTCCAAGTTAGAACACCCTGCTGCATCCAGTCAGGCAATCCCTCATACATTATCTGATAACGATCTAAAACTTCTCGAGCAGCATCCTTTTTATTGGCAAGGATCGCTACGTTTTTGTTTGGCTGAAATAAAGTGTACCAAAGAATATAGGCAGCAGAAGTAGTAGTTTTACCTTGCTGGCGACCTTCCATAAGAATAACTCTGCGGTTCTCATGGATAACTGTAAGTTTTTCTTTTTGGCAGTCGTATAGTTTGAATAGCTGAAGACCGTGATCGAGAGTTACAATATAGCAATAGTTTTCTACAAAGTAAATAGGGTCAGACGAACATTTAACGTATTCTTGAATTTGCTCTGGCGTAAACTGTACGCTGACGCCAGCTGCTTTTAGATTCGCATTCGAATTATAAATTTGTGCCATAGCACCTCATTAAATTAAAGATCGTTTGCCCAGCTCTCACTTGTCACTGTTACAGTTCCTGGATCACCTTCTGCAGTAAATATTCTTAAACCTTGTTGGAATTGACGATCCTCGCCAACATTAGAAATAACGGTATCAATAACTCCAGTATTGGAAAGACCACCGTATAGATTTAATTTTAATGTAAAGTTCAATGTATGCGTTACAAATCTGCGAGTTTGAAAATCACCATCATAATCATCTTGAACTGCTACGCTATTTAAAATAACAGGAACATCCTGTATTATGTTCATAGATGGAACAGAGTTAATCATTAGCGTATAGTCTGGTGTAAATGTTGGAAGGATTTGCTCAATAATTTGCAAACCATCTTCCTGTGTTTTTGTCAATACATAAAGAGCAATATCGATATTATAAGGAACTGGTGTAAACAAACTCTTCATAGTATCTTGGCTTGCATCAACGCAGCGAACCTTATTCATTCTGTTCGCTTTGCGCGCAGCATCATAATTATAACCAGTAATTTCAAACGACAATCTTGGTAATGTTGTATACGTATTATTCTGTAGATTTGGATCTGAATCTATTCTAACTATCCACTTTTCTTTTGGTGCATATGCTAGTGGAACTTGCAAACGCTGTATCGTTTGTCCACTTACAGAATCATCTTTTTTTCTATCGATGTAAATGTTACTAAAAAGACTACCGAAAGCAACGATAGTGCTTCTAATAATTCCGTGATAGAATACTTTTCCGTCTAACATTATTTGAGTTCTTCAATAACGCAGTAAGCATCGCCTGCTATTCCGACTGCTGGCGTATTTCTTGCAATAACTATTACTCTGTAAATTTTATGAAAACTTAAATCAGAGACAAGAAAGGATAGTGTATCGCCAGCTGCAGGTAAATTACCCACTAGTTGATAAGTCGTATTATTTGCATTAACAACTACAACTCCAGATAAAATGTTTCCTTGACCAGAACCGTAGGTTGAAGATAACATACTAGCAGCAATTGATACGTTGTTAGATGAATCACTATATTTAAACTCTACATCTAATGAATTATTTGCATGACTTATAGTGTTGTTTACAATTCGTACAGTTAAATTGTCTCTGGTAGCATTTTGTTGTCCGACAACTATCGCAGCAGAACCACCGTGTGTATTAGTATTAGTTTCTGGGATAGTTGGCTTGTTGGTCAGATCATTATAAGAACCAGAAAACAGTGTTGGTTTATTTGTTAGATCTGCGTAAGAACCACTAAATGGCACTGCCCATGACAGAATAGCTCCATCAGTAGACAGATATCTTGCGTTATTTCCAGTCTGAGAAGGAATTAGCCCAGCATTGTATATCTCAGTAAAGTTTGCATTTGTTTTGGTAAATGCAGTACGAAGAGGATCACCTGTTCCGTCGTTCGCTGCAGTTCCAATATTGATAGTTTGTTTAGCCATTTTAGTTTGTATCCGTAGTTACTTGATCTTCGTCAGCAGTAGTTCTGGTTGAATCTGCTCTGCCAAAATTATATGATGTTACAACTTCACCAAATGGGTTGTCCGCGTTAAACAGAACATCAACTGCTTCGCGCTTAAATTGATTGTTATCGCCAAACGAATCAGAAGTTTCGACTTCCACATTCTTAGTGATGTCAAAAGTTTTCAGTTCTTCAAATACATCAACCTCAGGTATATTAGTATCTAGTCTCTCAGAAGAATACTGGAAGAGTTCAACCTGCAATTTGTAAACATACAATTTACCAAGCTGATAGAATGGATCCTGGTGTGTTACAAACTTAATCTCGAACAAACCTTTGGTCAATGGGAAGTAGAGAAGATCTCCCTCGCATGGACGATTGGGTAGGATCGTAGTTCCATGAACTCCAATCAACTGCTCCCAGCGTTTTCTTGCAACAGTAAGAGTTGCAGATTGCTCTAACATTAATCCAAACTTCTGTATAAACGCACCTTGACCTGCAAAAGAATCAATGTTGTCAAAATACATTTCAATTGGGTAGCTGTTTTGAAATCTACTTAGACGATCTTCGCCAAGGATCTCATCTTTTGCTACCAACTGTCTGGGAATATAAAATAAATCCTTACCATAAATCTTTAAAGATTCAATGATTAGATCTTCAACAAGATTCTGCTCAGAAGATGTTCCCTGAGTAAAGTAAGAATTGGTTGGCATATTTAACCTAAAAAGAACTCAAGTGGAGCAGACTTGGTCATTAACTCATCTTCAAGTTCTTTAATTTCTGTAGTTGCTTCGTCGTATAATTTATCACCATCAAGTGTTACGCCACCTGGTAATTGAATGCCTGAGAACTTTTTAAGATTAGTTCCCCACTGCTTTTTAAACTTTGCAGTTACATAATGTTTAAGCCAGAGTTCATCCCATACTTTGGAATACTCTGCTGGATCTAATGCACGATAGCACTCAACAACAATAAAGTCACCAAGCGCAACATCAGACTCCCAGTTAACATCTAGGAATAATTTATTCTGACGACGATTGAATCTAAACTGTGGGTGTCCATTTAACTCTAGGTCTAGTAGAGCCAAATGCGACATAACTGTTTTGTAGTAAATGATCGATGTAGATGTCAGATCGTAAAGATCGTTTAAGCGCAACTGATATTGCAGATCAAATAGATTCTTTGAGGATGATGCTTGGCTGAATGGAAGAATACGAACTACTCCATAAACTGCATCTGGAATATCAATGTATCTTTTATCGTATGCGCCTAGTGTAACTGCTGGTGTTCCAAGAGTTGCAGTTACGTTACTGTTTGCACCACGAATTGTTTCGCCGACAGCGAATGTTCCAGTTACGTTTTTAACCAGAAGTGTGTTGCCAGAAGAAGTGCGGCTAGTTTCTTTTACACAGGTAGCAGTAGCACCAGAAGTTAACCCTGTTACTATTTCAGGAACTACAAAATTTTGTGCGTTGTTTGTTGTAAGTTTAAGTTCAGAAGCACTAATCAAATGCTTCATGTAAACTTTCTCAATACCATCTGGGTGATACAGTCTCCAATACTCTAAAGATTCGTCGATACGATCTTCTAACTGAGTATCATCTACGTTGATCTCGAGAACAGGTTTACCTAGTTCTCTAAGACAGTATTGTTTCAGTTGTTCTCTTGTTGTTACTGGCATGGAATGAATCCTTTTTCTTTATTTATTATCCAGTAAATGCACCAGATGTAGTGAACGTGTGGTAAGTATATCCGTCAACAGAAGTAATTGTACCACCAGAACCACGTTGTGGACCAGCGTATCTTATAATAAATATGCCAGAGCCACCAGCAAATCCAGTAGTGGTTCCATAAACACTGTTTCCTCCATTTCCAGTATTCGCAGCCCCAGCTGATCCACCAGCTTGAGTTCCACCGCGACAGTAAGTAACACCATTTAGCCATTGAATGCCTGGACCACCTGTGCCACCAGAAGCAGGTCCTCCAGCACCTCCACCACCACCATTACCATCACCTCCGCGATTTCCATTTCCATAACCTACGTTTGATACTTGTGTAGATGCTCCACCACTACCACCACCGCATGCTCCACC